CTCATTCGCTGTGAAGGTGCGCCGGAAGGTATTGTTAAGAAAGAGGAAAAGGAAATTCTCGGTCCTCAGTTCTTTCAGTTTTGGGAAATGCTCAAAGTGGAGAAGGATGAACATTCGGGAGTGCCCCGCGCCTATCAGGGGGTTAATCCTAATGTACTCAACAAAACATGGAGAGGACAGAATCAGCAAGTTTCCCAAGCTTCTCAGCGGGTTGCTATGATGGCGCGGTTGATTGCGGAAATGGGGGTTGCGCCCCTAGTCAGTTCCATAGTGGATTTGAATATAAAGTTCCTCAGAAAATCCACTTCCATCCGATACCTGAATGATTGGGTGGACATACACCCCGACAATATTGTCGGGAAATTCGATACCATAGTCAACGTAGGACTCGGCACGGGCGACAAGCAGCAGATCATTATTTATATGCAGCAACTACTTGGTATATACGCCCAAATCTACACTTCCGGGGTTCCTGTGGCTAACGCGCAGAATATCTACAACGCCATGAAAGAATTGGTAAAGGCCATGGGTTTCCGCAACACGGAAGATTTCGTCACGGAGCCTCAATTCAACGAGGCGGTCAAACAGTTAGTGCTATTTTTGATGCAGAGCGGAATACTCACCAAGATGCCTCAACTTGCTCAGTTGGTTGAAATATTGGCGAGCGGGCTTGGAATAAAACCCGAAATGCTGGCATCGTTGGCTCAGGCCGGGGGCACGTTTCCGGGGCAGGAAACTCCCGCAAGACCGGAACAACCCGAGAACCCAATGCAGATAACAGCCCCGGCCCAAGGAGGAAATTTTGGCTAAGTCGGCACCTGTTAGTATGGCAGCGGAAGCGAAAAATTTTCTTAATAGTCCTTTTATTGCGAAGGCTTTGGAGGAATATAAGGACAGACTATTCACAGAGTGGCAGAACAAAACTTCAACCGCAGACAGGGAACAACTATGGCACAAACTACAGGCCATGGAGGATTTTAAGAAGTTTCTTAACGGCTATATCAACCGGGCAACGGTTGACAAATACAACAAGAAACAGGAGGAATAAGGATGGTGGTAACAGACGATAGTGGAATCATACTTGACAATCCACAGGAATTAAGCGATAATGAATTTATAGAGGGAGAACCGTCTTCTCAGGACAAGCTGCCTGATGAAAAAGACGACAAGCCCCCCGAAGATGGAGGCGAACAGGGTAAGGACACTCCACCCACCGATGATAAGCCCCCACAGCCAAAACCCAAGGAAAAAGAGCCATACACCCAAGAAGAACTCGAGTATGTGCTTATCAACGATCTTCCAGTTGATTCCGATAGGTTAACTCCCGAAGGTAAGGTTCTTCAAAAGTCGTTTCAAAGAGGATACACCCGGAAGTTTACCGAACTTTCCCAACTAAGGAAGGAGTTTGAAGCACAGCGAGATTCCGAGCGAAGCCCGAAGGACAAGCTGTATTCGCGGTATAAGGCTAATCCGGCTTCCGTGGTTGCGGAAATCAACCAAACTATTGCTGAGTTGGAAGAACTTGATCCAACGGACGAGCATTATAAGGAAGCCCGGAGAAAAATTACGCAGTTCAACGCTCTGAAAGATGAATTTGCGCTAATGCGTCAACAGGAAATCGACCAAAGTAGATTTCTTGGCGACTCCGCAGAAAAGGGGCGCAACATGATAGTTACTGCGATCCCCGATTTTGAGGAAAAAATACCGCACCTTACACAGTTTGCCATGAGCGTGGGCCTGACTTATGACGATGTTTTGGTTCTCACGAACCCCAACATTATGGGTGGTGAAAGGGCTGCTAAAATCACAATCGCGCTGAATAAACTGTATGACATGATTAATGCAGGTGATTCAGTCGAAAAGAAAACGATTAGGCGTAACCCTCCCCGGCTTAATCGTAGTGGTGCTGGCAGCGAAACTCCGAAGGGTGAAATAAATGTCAAGGAAATCGAATCGAAATCCATGGCAGATTATAGAGCGTGGAGGGAGGGTAAAACCAAAAAATAAGCGAGGTTAAATCTCATGGCTAATACGTTGATTACTCCAAGCATTATCGCTAAAGAAGCGTTGATGCAGTTAGAGAACAACTTGGTTATGGGGAACCTAGTTCACCGTGCTTACAAGAGGGAGTTTGTGAAAGTCGGCTCCACGGTAAGTATTCGGAAACCTGTTAAGTTTGTGGCGAGTGATGGGGCAACCCGTGTGAATCAGGATGTTTCTGAATCTACGACCTCCATTGTGATTAACAAACAGAAGCACGTTTCTTGGGGCTTTAGTTCCGCTGACCTGACTCTGACGATTGAGCAGTATTCAGAGAGATACATCAGACCCGCTATGATTGCCTTGGCGAATCAGGTCGATTATGACCTGACAGGGCTTTATTCGGATTTGTTTGTAGCTACTGGTACTGCGGGTACGACTCCTAGCGCGTTCTCTAATCTCGGGGCTGCTGCTCAGAAGATGGATGAGTTTGGCGTTCCCGATGATGGAAACCGCGTGGTAGTCTTAGACCCTGCTGCTAGATGGGCCATGGCTAGCACCTTTGCTGGACTGTATCAGACCCCTGATATAGTTGAGGGTGCTTTCCGGCGTGGGTATTTAGGGCAGGTGGCAAATTTCAAAATCTACGGCGATCAGAACATCCGATATCACACCAAGGGTACGGCTGAGACTTCCGGGGCGTGGACGGTGAACGGTGCTTCTCAGACTGGTTCTACCGTTATCATGGCTGGAACTGGCAGCACAGACACCGTGGTTGCGGGTGACATTATTACCCTAGCTGGTGCCTATGCGGTCAATCCGGTTTCTCGGGCTGCGTATAGTTTCCTTAAACAGTTCGTTATTACTTCGGGTGGAACAATATCTGGTGGTGCGATCACTATTAATGTTGCTCCTTCGATCATAACGAGCGGTGCGTATCAGACCGTATCTGCATCCCCTGACAATGGCGGGGCTTTCACTATTGAAAGTTCTCACCGTTCCAACATGGCGTTCCACAAGAATTGCTTTGCGTTGGTCATGGTGCCTCTGGAACTTCCCGATGGTGCGCCTTTTAAAGCCCGCGAGGAATATAACAACCTATCGGTGCGCGTTGTGAAGGATTATGATATTGACTTGGATCAGGATGTTATTCGTTTGGACACTCTGTACGGGTACAAGACCATTTATCCCGAACTCGGCGTAGTGATGATGGGTTAAGGGGGTATTGAACAATGGGTAGAAACATTTATGCTGCGGAACCCACTTTTAATGCGAGAGTTTTTCAGTCTAAAACGGCTGATTACACCGTCTTGCATACGGATGATCAGGTACAGGTGACTTGTTCTAGTGCTGATCTTACCATGACCCTTCCCACGATTGCCGACTTAGCGGGCAATATGAAGGGGTCCAAGGCCGTAAAGATCATCAAAAAGGACAACACCGGATACCGGGTTACGATTACTCCGGCGAGTGGAGAGAAAGTTGACGGCGTGGCTAATAGAAGCTTGTACCTCATCTATGATGAGGACTATGTTATTCTAAAAGCTGACGTTGTGAACGGTAACTGGGAAATTGATTATTCCACATTGGAATTTGCAGAGCAGCCCTTGGCTGTGACCTATAATGCGGGTACGTTGACTTCTTCGACTGAATATCATGCAGTTAACTTCCGTATGTATAGCACAGTTTCAAGCGGTTCTATGATGGTCACATTGGACTGCCGATGTGAGCCGATTGGTGGAACAAATGCTTCATGGATGACTGCAGCGTTCTTCCGCTTTAAGATGGGAAGCACCATGCGATCACAGGGGTATTTCTGTGCTGCTGAATTTGAAGTGGATAGTGACGTTACCGGAACCACAAGCGACTACGGTATCATTGTCCTGAACTCTATTATGGACAACAATCAGGCCAATGGTTGCTACATTTGGTTGCACAAATACGGCGATCAGGAAACGAGGCATTTCCTCCGCATTTCTGATATTACCGTAGGAACCAATAGTGGCACGGCTTTGTTCTCATCCACAACCGCGAGAACGCATACCCACTCTCTCCATATTATGGTGGGAACGTCCGGTTACTGGATTATGTGTACCAACCAAAGTCCGTAATAGCTTAACAACCAAACGAGAGGGGGAGTATAGTTCTCCCCCTCTTACACTTCAAAGGGGAATACCATGGCCTTGTGGAAAATCATTTTAGGGGAAGAATACTCCCAAGATGATTACAGAACTGGAACTGTTATTGTCTATAGAGAGGCCGATACCGTTGAGGATGCTATAGCTTTAGCAGATTCACTTGCATCTGAATTAGGTATGGGCGGTTATTCCAGAGTCGTTGAAGAACAGGTGTGATATGGCTACGTATAAAGTATCCGCATTTACACCTGCCAACAACGTAATTCCTATCAAGAAATTCATAACCTACGTAGAAAAGAATACAGTAAAACAGGCAGGAGCGTACTTATATGGCATAATTGCTTCTCTTGGTTGGACTACGTTTTCTTATCACGTAGAGGAACTTCTAACACCTTGAAGGAGGAAATTATATGTTATTGTCGGTTGGAGAAAGATTTCTTTTAATGGATGTTGTTTTAGGTCAAAAAGGAAATCTTGTAACCATGGGGGTGATGCGAAAAATCGTAGAAAAGCTAGAGTTTTCTTTAGAAGAAATGGAACTGTACCGAATAAACCAATTACCTGACGGTAGGTTATCATGGTCTATTAAGCCTGATGTTAGCCCCGAAAAAGCATTTGATTTCAGCGAAAAACAGGTAAAGTTTATAGCTGATATTCTTGCTGCATATCCCATGCTGACCGCAAAACATTTTTCTCTTTTAGAAAAATTTGGTGTCCAATTACCGGAAGAAGAATAATTAGGAGGAAGTAAATGGCAACCACCTATTCAGTTGACAGCCCTGCGAAAGTCTTTGTGGATGGCGTTCTATACGAGATTGGCGCGGGAAGGTACTGGGTTTCAGCCGTAGTGACTGAACCGGCACAAGCCACACCCTATTGGTCAATCGTATTCACCACGCAGGACAGCAAAACTCAGACGGTGAAATCAAGTCACGTATCTTGCTTCCCAATAGTAGCATAACGAAAGGAGAGTCAAAGGATGGACTCTAGGATACTGAGCGCAGCGAAAAAAGAATACCTTGGTAAACCGGGAATCATTGGCGTTGGGCGCGGAAAGAAGGGGATTGTTCTGCTTACGGAATACCTTCTGCCCTACGAGGTTGCAACATTCCAAGGGGTTCCCGTAGAAGTTTACGTAACCGGATTTATTGAAGCCCTGCAGCTTCGCACCGACAAATGGCGACCTGCGCCGGGTGGGGTGTCCGTTGGGCACTACGCCATTACCGCGGGAACCATCGGCTGCGTTGTTCACGACAAAGAAACGGGAAAGCGTATGATCCTTTCCAATAACCACATTCTTGCCGACTGCAACGATGCAGAAATTGGCGACCCCATAGAACAGCCCGGACCCTTCGATCAGGGCGGGGGTGATGATGGGGATGATAGCAACTGTCCGTTTTCCTTACTGTATGCAGGATTTTTCAACCTATTCGCTTGGCTGATGCGGAACAAGACCCGGATGCGGGCCAAGGTTCCCCGGCAAGAGAATGAATTTCTGATTGCAACCCTTACCCGGTATATACCGCTCAAATGGTACGGCGGGAATGGCGGGGGCGAATCCCGGCAAGAGGAAAATAATGTTGTGGATTGCGCCGTGGCGACTCCCGTAAACAATGACGATATCGAAGATGAAATTCTTGAAATCGGACTTCCCATGGGATGGGTGCCGGAAGATCAGTTGCAGTTTGGACAAACTCTGCAGAAGTCGGGTCGAACTACCGGGTTGACGTATGCGACCATAATTTCTGTGGACACCACAGTAGATGTCGGGTACGGTAGTGGGCGCGTAGCCCGTTTCGACCATCAGATTGTTACTGGTTGGATGTGCGACCCCGGAGATTCCGGGTCTTTGGTTCTCAACATGGATAAGTACGCGGTAGGGCTGCTCTACGCAGGATCGAGCAATTCCTGTATAATTTGTCCTATCAGGGTCGTGTTAGACTCTTTGAATATCACCATACCGTAAGGAGGAAAAATGACCATTACAAAATTCTTCACCATAGGGTTTTACGTTTTAACCCTTACGCTCCTTGGGCTTTGCGTAGCTATTGGGGTGCATCCACCGTTGTATAACGACAATGAGTGGTTTCGTCAGATGTTTTGGTACATGGTTGCTGCAGATATTTTCTTCTCTTTCGCTTCTGGCAATCTGCAGATTGGGGCGCGGAAGATCAAAGAACTATTTGTAGGCAAAAGCGAATAATCCATTTCTAAGGGAGCCTATGATAACAAAGGAATTTCTGGCACTACGGCTGATGAAACTGGGGGAAATGGAAAAGAAACTTCTGTCCAACCTCAACGCAGTAATTGGGGCTAAGAACGAAGTTATGGATTTGATGGGGTATTTAGACACCATTAAAAACCCCCCGATAAAACCTGAACCAATGATAAAACCTGAGCCTGAACCGGAAATACCCGCTGAGGCGCAGGAAAATGGGAGGGATACGACTTGGGCCGTGATATAATGATCTTTCACCCCCATGAGGAACCCCGCACCATAGACTCAGACGATTTTTCTGAGTGGATGCGCGCCGGGTGGTCAGATAGTCCAGAAAAGGCTCTTAGGGTTTCAGACTTTCCCAAGCCTACACCTGTGGAGGTCAAACGCCCGGAGAAACCCCCGGCTGATTCTACAGGTGTAACGCTTGGAGAAATTACCAATCGGAATCAAAAAGATGTTCACATTCGCAAACCCGTATTTCTATGGGAGTGCCCTTCGTGTGGCAGGTACTATGTCAGCAAAGGCAACATGGTACAACACTTCAACCGGGCACACAGGAAGCTGGCGATTGCGAAACGAAAAAAGCTGATTCAGCAAGTATATACCATAAAAAAGATTTCAGAAGACGAGATTGGGGAGTTCAACCGCAGATACCAACCCGCTTCTGCGTCCACTTTGGAAAAACACGATCCAACATTTCCCCCCGATCTCGGGCAGTTAGAACTCCCTTTGGAGGGGAAAAATGACATTCACACAGTTAAAGACTCAGGTAGCAGCGTATCTAAACCGCAGCGACCTTTCTTCGTACACGGGGAACTGGATTAATTGGGCAATCAGAGATATAGAGCGCGCAGCTAATTATCAGGGCATGGAGAAACGGGCAACCACCACGCCCACTTACGATAGCACTACCTACGAAACAAACGCCTATATAACGCTCCCAAGTTACCTAAAGGAACTGATTTGGGTGCGGGTAGAGGATGGGAATATCTATTACCCGCTGCAGCGCTCTTCCCCTAATCAGATCATGTCAATGTTTCCCGACTATGGCTTAAATCTACGCCGACCTACCCATTTTGCCCCCCTGTATTCTCAAAGTGAAATGATTGTGAAACCTACCCCGGATCAGGCGTATGATTATGACGTTGGCTATTACGCTTATTGTGCGGAACTTAGTGACGATGCAGACACGAATTGGCTTACAACCAATTTTCCCGAAGTGGTCGTATTTGGGGCACTTATACAATCTGCCCCGTTCTTGGTTCCAGATGACACGCGATTAAATATTTGGATGACTCAGTATCAGGCCGGAATGGAAAAACTTAAACGGGCTGAGGCTGCGGAGGATTTCGCCGGAAGTTTGATCTACGCAAAAATCGGTTGGCCCGCTTCTCTTGGAGGGCAGGAACCCTTCGACATTGATATTATGGATTAAAGGAGTATACCATGGCAGGAACAGTTGTAGACCTTGGTTGTGATACCATCTTAGAGGCTTTCTTCAATGATAGTTGGCCTACTGGTGGTGCTGATCTTACGTTGAAACTATATACCAACGATGTGACCCCCGATGATGCAGACGTAGCGGGGGATTACACCGAGGCTGCGGGTGGGGGATATGCTGCGAAAACCTTATCTAACGGGTCTTGGACGGTAACTACGGCAAATGACCCCTCAGATGCGGTCTACGCGCAGCAGACTTTCACATTCACCGGGGCGTTGACGGGCACAGCGACTATATACGGATACTTCATTGTGGACGCAGACGGAGTGCTTTTCGCTGCTGAGAAATTTGCTACAACCTTTACCCCGGCAAACAACGGCGATCAGGTTTTGGTTACGCCCACGATTAAACTATCCAAGGGTACTCCCTCATAAGGGGTGATAAATGGCGATTGATCTAAAGAACAAAAACTTTGCGCGTAGTGCGCTCGCAGCGGGCATTAACGATGTTGCAAGCCAGCTTACCGTAACTACAGGACATGGGGCCAAATT